TTATGAAAATATTTGTAATAGTTCCACTAGCGCCTACGATAGAAGTTGCAGATGCGCCAACGGTTGTTACACCTGTCTTGAATATTTCATTTGTAAATACAATATTTGGTTCAATAATATATCCACCACCAGGATTTGTGATTGTAACAACTCCAACAATAGAATCTCCAATAATTGCAGTCGCAGCTGCACCAGTTCCAGTTCCATCGGTGGTGCTAAACGTTACTGAAGGTGCAACAGTATATCCTGATCCTGGATTAACAACATCAACTCTTTGAACTGACTGGAGTCTTGGATTTGAATTAAGGTTACATACATTAATTCCACCGATCATTGATGCGATACCTACAGCAGTTGTGCCTCCTGCTGGTGCTGAAGATATTCCAACAGTAGGAACCATTCCATAACCACCACCTCTATTTGTAATGTCAAACGATCTCACACCACCATTAACCAACCCAGTGACAGCAGTAGCATTGACTGCTGTTCCAACCATTGTGAGGGTCTGTGTGATACCCACAATGGTGTTAATGCCATCATCAGTCAATCCATCAGTCTCACCACCTAATAACTCATTATCAATATCTTCAATTCCCGTTGAAATTTCTTCATTCTGATACTGGAAGAGTTCACAATATAATTCATAAACATACAAACCTTGCAATTGATAATATGGTTTTGCATATTCAATGTCTTTAATTTCGTAAAGACGATCATCTAAAGGAAACCAAATTAAATCACCACCTTTAGGGCGAGTTGTCAGTTTTACATTTGCCTTACCCTGAATCAATGGGGTAATATAGTTCTCATACCTTTCTCTTGATATAACGAGTCTGACTTCATCTTTTGATTCAATACCAAACTTAGATAATACATCTCCAGCACCAGAGTATGCATCATAATTATCAACGTATGCTTCAATTGGTAAAGCATCATCAAACTTAGATTTTACAACTTCCCTAATAACAGTATTTTCTTTTAAATATTTTCTCGGGATATAATATATGTCAACACCATACATCCTCAACTGTTCGTTGATAAGACTTTGAACTAGGTTTTGTTCGGAACTTGTTCCTTGAGTAAAAAAAGGATTTAAAGCCATCAGCCTATCATGTCAAGTGGGGGAAGTTCATAGGTACTCGACATTACCTCCCTAATCTTATCCAGTTCCCTTTCTGCATCATCATATATTTGTCTACCATTCAGTTCAATACCACCTGGAAGTTTAACTCCCTGGAACTTAATTAGGTTCTGTCCCCACTGTCTCTTGATAAGTGCTGTCAGATAACGCTTTAGGAAACCGTCGTTATAAACTCTTGGGAAATCATTAGGATCGAGAAGTCTATAACAATCAATAACCAAGTAATCATCTACGCTGACGCTAGCCCAGTCAATATCCAAGTAAAGTCTATCTTGTCTTATATTAAATCTAATCTGCTTCTGTGTTGTCAATGCAAAGTCGATGTCCTCAAGATATCTCTTTGTCATTGCATAGGTCAAAATTTCTGTTGATCCAAAGTAGTAAATATCATTCAAGAATAACTGATACTTAATACTAAACATATTGTTGGTGGTTGTGTTAGAACCATCAAAGTGATATATCTTCGTTACACCTAAAACTTCTGGGGGAACTTGCAAGTAGTTGCTATTCTCCTCAAATGAAAATGATACAGACTGTCCGTCAATCGTAGAACTTGCAGTCGTAGTTACGATACCGATAGGGTTGTTTCCACCTCTACCTCTTCCCCTATCAATATCTGCTTGAGTTATTTTATACTTTAGGAACGTATTAGTTGTCCCGTCATAGTCGCGTTCCTGGAACACCTGGAGGGCATCATCCACCAAATCATCCAACTGCTCATCAGCAACGTTAATCTCCAATACAGGAGCACCTAGTTGCCTCTTACAGTATTCAATTAATTCTGATCTACTTGCTGGTTTCGCCATTTATTCCACAAGTTTCCTAAGTGTATTTATTCTACTATTATTTGACCTTGAACCAGTCTCACAGTTTGTAGGTCAGAATTTTCATCTGCGCCAGTCTTAAACTCTAAAGTTGACACAACATCGTAAAAATATCTACCTATGGATAGGTTTGATGTTTGAGTATCTGTTAGTGATAATGTAACAACTCCTGAACCTGTAAAAGTAGAACTAAATGTTCCCGCAAAAGAAACGCTTTCAAAATTTTGTTTAAATTTAGAAGTTACTTTACATGAAGCAAATCCACTAAAATTAAGTCCAGAACCGGTATTTTTATCAGTAATAGTGAAAGACTGTTCGTAATCAACTCCTTTTGGGATGATTATATCCTTTTCTATTGTATCTACATCTACTAATTGTTTTGCCATTAGAGTATCCCTGTAAATGGTTCAAGCCAATCTTCAGCAGCATTTGTTTGTGGATTTATTTGAATCCCAGCAGATGAGCAGTCAGATAAAAATTTATTATATGATGCTTGAACTGTTGATAAAGTCATACTACCAGAAACATCAACAAACAATCCAATTCTAGTATCAACTCCTGTTTGAAGTCCCACTATTCCAAACCAATCAGATCTATTTTCAGAATTACCTTCATCTCTATTTACACCCTGAACTAATCTACCATCATCAAATCCACTATCATACACTGCTTGAACTTCGTTAGACATCACATCTGATGTAATAGCAATCCCTGTAGAGGTTGGTTGAAGAATGTAATGTTCTCTTTCAGGAAAAGATAATCTCCACTCTTGCCATTCAGCAACCGAAACTGTTACCCCACCATCAGATTCATCAATAACCGCAATACATTTTAAGGATTCTCCAATATCGGATTCAGTGATTCCAACATTTACATTAATATCTCCACTAACAATTCTCGTCTTTTTTGTTGTTGATTCATTAGTTACATCTATTTCATAAGTATATCTTGGAGAGTTTTTATTGAAGTTTGTGGTGACACCAGCAGTAACTATCGCTGTCACAATTCCAGAACTTCTACCCTCCGTATTAAATCCAAGACTAATTGTATCGGTTGCTGTCAATCCTGCACCAGAATGTTTTTTTATCAATCCAGTAAATCCATATCCAGTCAAATTAATTGCAGTATCTCCAGCACCAACTACCTTAAATCCAAAAAAATTATCTGAATATTGGTTGGCATCAAAATTTACTCTTGATGTTGCTCCAAGATCATCAAATTGGATTTTTTTATCGGGCATCTGCTAGTCCTATTACCGACATGGTTTCTTGTTGCTTATAATAAAGTTTTGCAAAAGACTTTGCGATATTCTTTAGAACTTCACGATCATCACAATTATCTATATCAGTTGCAATCTGTTGATACGCAAAACTTTTTGATAAGTTTTTTAGTTCTATGTCATCTGGATTCATTGATTAACTCCTTTAGTAACGACTTGATATCATTGATATCGTCTTTAATACTAGCAACTTCATCCTCAATAGTTTGTATCTGCTGATTCTTTTCATTTTTAGCCTGACGACTAGCAACGTATTGATCGTAAGATACTTTATTCACATTGATTACGGTATTGGTTTCAGGATCTCTTGCGAGATCCTTATGTCCTTTCACGGTATAGATATCCATATCAAGCAAGCGCAAGAACTCTAAGGTTCTTCATCATAGGAACTAATGCCTGATTCGTTGATGTCATCACAATCTTAATTCTATAACATCTGAATGAAGGCAAGTTATCCATAGTAAATACATGCTCTCTATAGTCGGTATCAGATGCACCATATCCCCTCTTGGTGGAGGTTGGAACAAGAACATCCGTTCTTCCATCACTGAGTTCTGGGTCAATAACAAGACCTCTTGTATTAATATTTAAGTATCCTGGGAATGGTTCAAATATGGGTTCAAATCCAGGACCACTACTGATTGCATAGAATGCTCTAATATCACACTCAGCAGGGATGTGAGCGTCTGTTATTACTTTAATTGAAGATGCTGGATTCTCAAGTGTAATCTCTTTAGAGAGGTACGAACATGCACTAGGATCCTCAAACAGAGTATTTACTCTAGGATCTGTTGCATAATCATCAACTTCAGCATTAACTCTATTTGATACAGCGTAAACACTACATCTATTAAGTTCAATTTGAGGACTCAACTTAGCATCAGTTGATGAAAGGAATAATCTCAGTTGCAAAGACTTATTGCCTTCAATACTATTCAATTTACGATCTTCATTAACCTTAGAGAAGATTGCTCTAGTGCTATCAAGATAATTGTTAGTATTCAGA